TTAATGATGCAACTTCTTGCAGAAACCCCCCCTTTTTCTGGTTATATGGGGGGAGATAAAGAGGGGGGAAACGAACCCTACCTCCTTGAATTAGATCTCACTCTTAAATTGGGTTCGTATCCAGCCGCTAGGCTGGTTTAGTAAAGGGTATACCCCTAGGAGAATACGATGGCATCGATTATTAGGCCAGAGCCAGGCAAGGGAAAGAAGCCAAAGACGGATACAATCAGCAACCCAGGCGCGAAGTCCACGAAGCCAAAGCGAAAGATTATTGGCGGCGGGAATGTAATCACCAACCCTGGTGGGAAGCCGATCAAGAAGGTCATTAAGCGTCTAAGCCAGCAGCTTAAGACTAGCGTACTAAAGCCAGCCAAGGCACGAACCATTGATCCAAGCAGGAAGCGAAAGCCAGTACAGCCAAAGCGACCAGGCGGACGATAATGGCATACGGTAAGGGACCAATCAAGATGGGCCAGGGAAAGCCTAGCCCAAGGCTAGGTGGAGATCCCCGACAGCCAAAGACAGGACAGCCTAAGTCCCCCCTTCCAAAGAAGATGGATCCAAGGAAAGATCCAGGTGAAGTCAAAATGTACACTGGCGGTACTCCGTACTTTGACGAGAGAACTGGTATGTACAGAAACATTAAGCCAGAGAATTTTGGAAATCTGGATCAGTTTGATACTAATCCTATTTCTAGGGAAGCATACAAGAAGGCAAAGCTAAAGAAGAGAATTGTTGTTGGTCCGCCAAAAAGGCGGAAACCATTCCAGCCGAAAGTAGGGAGATAATGGCAAAAGATAAGGGATACGGGTCAGGGAAGTCACGCTCGGCAGCGAACTCTGCTGCACGACGCCGTGTTGCCGCTGGACAGATGACCAAGAGCAAGAAGGGCGCTGCGGCAACAATCAAGGCTGGACGCGCCAAGATGGCAGCGTCCCCACTCGGTCAGCTTGCTGACACCCTCCTAGGCTTTGCCCTGCCAGTCGGAAAGGTGAAGGCAGCCGCTATGGGTCTTCGTGCCGCTGGAAATATTAAGAAGGCTGCTGCACTTGAATCAAGGCTAAAGGCAAAGAGTGCTGGAAAGTATCTTGCTGAAAGCCTTTCTCCTAAGCGGGAACCTGGGACTGGAATTAATTCATTCTTTTATGGGTATGGAAAAGCTGATCGAGCAGCATCAAGGTCGGTATTCCCACGAGGAACTAAGTCCAATGTTTCCGAGGGAACTCTGAATATTGTTGACACTCGACGAATGAACCCAGCACAGGCTAAGTCTGCCCTTGAAAAGGGAGTAAATCAGACGGCTACCTACAAGCGTGGTGTTCCATCGACTCCAAAGAAGGTCAACAAGGTAACCAAGAGACTTCTCGGCGGACGCTAAAAAGTTACAAAACGACCGTTTAGCGGGGGATAATTATTTAAGACCACTTCTGGAGGTAGGATGCGAGAGAAACAACTTAAGGACTACCTCGAACGGGCAAAGCGCATCCTCAACTTGAGCCACTGGGAGATCAAGATCTCTACAGATTCACCTCCAGATGATGCTTGGGCCGATGTCGAGGTATCTCAGAACCTCTACGCAGCCACCATTCGCTTCTCCCACTCCCTATGGAAGGAGAAGCCAGAAGAGATCCGTCGTGTCATCGCACACGAATTGATTCATTGCCACTACGCTGGGGTCGAACGGCTGGTGGAGGTGGTCCAGGATAGCCTCGGCACCGCTGCTGGGGACATCGTTGGAAAGATTTGGGACGTGGAGTCCGAACGTGCAGCAGATTCGCTGTCAACTGCGGTAGCAGAACTTCTACCGATGCCAACATTTGGAGATAGATAATGCCAGGTAAGATGATTCCCGTAAAAGGTCGTGGTCCAAAGGGTGCTTCTAAGAAGCCGAAGGGCAAGGGAATGCCTGGTGATCAGTACGTTCCGATCCCAGCAAAGCCAACCAAGAGCCGACGCCGTTTCCTTGAGGAACTCAACGAGATGAATAAGAGGCGCCCATAATGCCTATGGTCGGAGGGAAGAAGTTCCCATACACGAAGGCAGGCAAGGCTGCTGCGGAGAAGGCTGAGAAGGGCCTCTACGCCAACATCAACGCCAAGAAGAAGCGCATTGCCGCTGGATCTGGCGAGAAGATGCGCAAGGTCGGCTCTAAGGGCGCACCTACCGCCAAGGACTTTAAGGAATCTGCCAAGACAGCAAAGAAGAAGAAGTAATTGGCAACATTTACGTTCGGTCGAGAGATTGACATCCACTGGAATGGATATGACATCCAAGGTCCAGCGGGTACGGTCTTCTCCATCCCAGACCAGCTCTATGAGGAGTTTGATGCAGACATCGCTCCAGTAGAGCCTACTCTTGTATGGATTGACACGAACGAGTTCCTGACGTTGAGCAATGAGGTCTCCACGTCAACTCTTTCTGCATCGCTTCCGATTGCACTTGCAACAAGCACCAGTGGAAAGACGATCTCGCTATCGTCCACTACGGCACTAAACGGCTATCTTCTTGCCGCAGATGGGTCTGGTGGAACAATCTGGACCCCAGCATCTACGTCAAGCCTAACATCGGTTATTGGCGTATCCCCAATCTCAACCGTTATCTCTGGCGGAACGGTATCTGTTAGCCTTGATGCCAACTACCAGACGGCTGGAACGTATGTCAACGCCGTAATCGGAACTTCTCCAGCATCTGTCCTGACCGCCTCTGGAACATCTACGGTCAGCATTGACCAGTCGGCAATCACAGGGGCAACCGCCGCGATCAACGCACAGGTGGTGCGTTTCTACGTGAAGAACACGACTGGAACCACGATCCCTAGGGGTTCTGCGGTGTATGTCTCTGGTGCAACTGGCGACAATGCGCTCATCTCCCTCGCCTCTGCTACCTCCGAGACGACATCTTCCAAGACGCTTGGAATTACCGCTGAAGCAATTGCAACAGATGCATTCGGATACGTCATTGAGGCTGGGTATCTGACCGACATCGATACCTCTGCAACCACCGCTGGAGCAGCCGTCTGGCTAGGGAACACCCCTGGCTCGCTGGTGTTTGTTAATCCGCCAGCAGAGCCAAGCCACGCTGTTTACCTCGGCGTCGTGGTTCGCGTTCAGTCAAACAACGGCTCCATCCTGGTCAAGGTGCAGAACGGCTATGAAATTGATGAGCTGCACGACGTTTCTGCTGCCAGCCCTACCGACCTTGACATCCTTCAATACAAAGGTAGCAGCAGCCTCTGGACAAAGGCCTCAATCTCAAATGCTGGTATCGCCGCATCAGTGCATACGCACCCATATCAGGATGCTGGCACCTACGTCACAGCGGTTAACGGCACTGCACCAATCACGGCAAGTACAGACACTGCTGGGATCGTCACGGTTGGACTAAGCGCAAGTTACCAGACTGCTGGAACCTACGTCACCGCAGTCAATGGATCGGCTCCGATTGCTACATCTACCGATACTGCTGGGATTGTCTCCGTATCGCTCAGTGCTAGTTACGCATCTAGTGTCCACACACATTCTACCAGCAGCATTACAAGTGGGGACTTCGCTGCCACCGTATCTGGTGGGACAGGGGTGACCGTAACTGGTGGAACTGGAAACGCATCAACCCCTACCGTCGCAATCGGACAAGCCGTAGCCACCACGAGCGACGTCACCTTTGCAGACATCACTGGAACTGGTGTGTTCTCAGCGCCAAACATCGCAAGCGGACTTGTACTCATCACCCCAGTTGCCAACTCCACAACAGGCGTAGCAGTCACTGGTCTGTCCGTTCTTTGTTCCAACGCTACTGCTGCTCTTGATGACTTCTCCGTAGCGGTAACCGCAAACTCTGCGGCAAACGCGGTGAGGACGACAACATACTCAACTCTGACCTTTAGCGGCTCAACGCTGACTGGGCTTACGGTTAGGGTCTTTCGTACAGACACCACGCAGACTGGCGCCAGTTGGATCGTCATAGGGAGATAGTATGGAAGACATTGAACTTGGCACCGTGTTGATGGATACGACGTGCAGGACGCCAGGGTGCGTCAACGAGAATGTCACGCACAGAATCAACGCTCCAGTAAACGCAGACGGCGTGTTCAGGGTGATCTGCGGGACCTGCTCGCAGGCAGTCACCGACATTGTGGAAGTAAATGACTGAACTCGCTCCAGTGCTAACAGGCTGCCACGTGTGCAGAAGCCCACTGGTTGATACGATTAACAAGAAGATGCGAGAGGGTGTTCCAGATCAGACGATCTCTAACTGGCTAAAAGAAAACGCTCAGTACGTTAGCCGCATCACCCTTGGCAAACACAAGCGGGAACACTTGATGGAGAAGCACGAGCGGCTCCGACAACAGGCAGTGGATGTAATGAAGAAGCAGTCCAAGACCATTAAGGCGACGGGAGACCTCGCTGGTCTGGTTCGGGACTATGTCCACAGCGCAGTGCAGGAAGGCCTGATGATGCCGACACTGGCAGAGGGTCTACGTGCGCAGGAGATGATTGACCGAAGGCAGGAGAAGGGCGCAGACCGAGAGGTCGCACTTACACTGGCTGGAATCCTCGGTGGAGGAACGACGTATCAGGTTATCGAGGCAACAGAAATTAAACCTATTTCGGGCGGGGAAACGGAACAGTGATTGCGCCACTTAGTAGCCAGTATCGCACTCGCACTAAACATCCTTTCGCCGCTTACCGTGTTGGCGTTGACCGAACAAGACGACTGGACATTAACGACCGACTCAAATGGAACGTTGACCCAATCGGAGGACGGCTCATTCACACTGACTGGAGCCAACTACCCAGCGCCAGGATCAATCTGGCAGAACGCGGAAACAAAGTACACCACCGTCGTGGAAGCCGATCAGGTCATCGGATTCACGTGGACTTTCTCCACAACGGACTCCTCGTACTACGACACACCGTACTACGCCTCTTCAGGATCGTGGGTTTCTCTGACACCAGAGAACGTTCAGCAAGCAAGCGGGTACGTCGAGGTCCAGCTCTACGCGGGGGATCTGTTCGGGTTTATGGTCAAGAGTCTGGACTCGTGCTGCGGCGCGGGAAACCTGACCATCAGCGGGATCATCAATCCGACACCAACACCAGAGCCTACGCCGAGCGAGACTGCGGAGCCTAGCGTTGAGCCGACACCAGAGCCTACACCCAGCCCGACGCCAGAGCCGACGCCAGAGCCTACGACGGAGCCGACTCCTTCTCCGAGCGAAACTCCGACGCCAAGCCCGACTCCTGAGCCGACTAAAACTCCGAGTCCAACTCCAACGCCTACGCCAACCCCAACTCCAAGCCCAACGATAGAGCCAACACCAGAACCCACACCTACGCCAGAACCCACACCTACACCAACGCCAGACCCAACACCAGAGCCTACGCCAGAGACGGAGATTCCGTCATTTGATGAGGCGGTCGCTGCCGTGTCGGAAGCACTGTCCTCAATTACCAAGATTTCTGAGATCGGTAAGGATCTTGACCAAGAGGAAAAAGAGAAGGCGCAGCCAGTGGCTGTTGCCATCATTAGTACTCAAGTTGCAGCAGCAGCCGCTGCGGCAGCGGGAAGGATGAATCGCCGTGTTTAAGAAAATTATCCTCGACCTTATCGGTGGGGCGTGGACCATTCTTGGTCTTCTCTTTGCGGTTGTGGTCTTGCCAGAGGGTCAGACTCAGACCACGATGGCAACACTCTTTGTACTACTCACTATTGGATGGCTCGCCACTGGGCCGCTACGCTGGAAGGATTAATATGAAGTTGAAGGTCAAGTCGCAGCTCGATCACGTTGAGAAGGGCGGCATCCTAGACGACTGCGGTCCGTCAAGCACCGCTGCCGCTGTCGCGTGGGCGTCCAAGTACGCGGTTGACCCGACGGCTGGGGACGGCATCAAGGCAAAGGCAAGGGCAACGGGGTTTGTGGAGAAGGAGGGCGTGTCGGACAACGGCTCATCCCTCGCTGACCTCATCAAGACGGCCAAGCAACTTGGTGCAAAGGCACGCTATGCCAAGTCGTGGGACGACGTTGTGGTGTCCGCTTATCGTGGAGCCGCGTTGATCATCTGGGTGCAGCAAGCAGTTGACTACCCTACGGTTGAGATCAGCGAGTGGCACAAAAAGTGGCAGAAGTATTGGATTAAAAAGGACAGGAAGCACATTGCGCAGGGATATGGCCATATGACCGCCGCTGCGTGGGATGCAGTTGACGGCTGGCAGTGGGCGTGTCCCACACGGTCGGGCAAGGGCAAGGAGAAGTTCGGGGTGGTCGTGACCGAAGAGCAGCTTAAGCAGATTGCTGCAAGCAAGAAGAAGCAGACGGGCGGCGCGGCGTTCAAGCACGTCGTCATCGTTGAATGGAAATAAGGAGTCAGAATGTATAACGACATCAAGGCGGGAATCCGCTGGATCATTGACAACACAGGCGTAGACGAGGCAGTAATTGAGTTCCTCCGAACATTCGTCACGGTCTCAATCTCAGTAGCACTTGGACTTGGAATCCCGCTCCTCGACATCACAGGCGGAGACTTCCGCACAGTGCTGTCCGCAGGGCTGGCTTCAGGGCTTCAGGTGCTGATCAAGTTCCTTGACCCAAAGAACACTGCGTTCGGGATTAAGGAAAAGTCCGCTGAGGACAAGGCTGCTGCGGAGAAGCAGTTCGACATCTAATGTGGGTCTACGTCGGCGGGACGTTTGATCTGTTCCATTACGGTCACGCGAGGTTCCTTGAGGAGTGCGCAAAGCACGGCAAGGTTATCGTGGCAATCAACACCGACGACTTCTGTGAGCGATACAAAAGGAAAACAATCCTAACCCTCGGTGAGCGGATTGAGTCTGTTCGCTCCTGCAAGTGGGTAGACGATGTGATCGTCAACGTCGGAGATGAAGACACTGGTCTGACCATTGATCTCGTTAAGGACAAGACCATCTCATACATCGCCCACGGGGACGACTGGATGGGACCAGCCTTGATGGCCCAGCTTGGCATCACGCAGAAGTGGCTGGACGGCAGGGGAATCAAGATGCTCTACATCCCGTATACCAAGGGAATCTCCACAAGCGACATTATTAGGAGGGTCGGTGAAACTGGCGGCAATAGCGACGCTTTACGGTAGGCACGATAAGACACTTCCTATTTTTGAGCAAATCTTCTCATCCACAAGGGTTCCAGACGAGCTGTGGCTAATGTGCGAGGGTATTGATGATGCTAATGCAGCAATTAATGCGCTCAACAGACTAGGGAAAAGCAGCGTTGGGGTAACGGTTTTGGAGACCCCAAGAAGCTCCAACGGAGATTATGCTATAATCCCGTATTCCAACAAAATTAACTGGGCGCTAGATAGAAGCAGAGCAGACGCCGTGGTATACATTGACAACGGATCTATGCCATCAATACGAAAGTATGGAGTAATGCTTAAGGCGCTAGAGGATAACCCATCGTGGGGTGCGGTCTACTGCTCACAGGAGCGCAGCGGGTATAGCAAGAGAACCGCTTGGGCGGGTGAAATTCTAGAAAATGCATATGCAGTTGCAAACTACACCCAAGTTATGCACCGCCTAACAGATGATCGATGGACAACCAACATTTCCCACGCAAATCCAGACCTTGCAGACGCACTGTTCTGGAGATCCCTCCACAAATCAATTGGTCCATTTTATCCAGTGGATACCAACACCATCCACGACTGGCATCACATTAACTCACAGAAAGCAGAGGGTCTATGAAAACAGCAGCGTGGCAGCGTAAAGAGGGACAGAACCCAAAGGGTGGTCTCAACGCAAAGGGTCGGGCCTCGTACAAGGCGCAGACTGGTGGCACATTGAAATCCCCAGTCAAGAGCGGAGACAATCCGCGACGCGCATCATTCCTTGCACGAATGGGAAATACTCCAGGTCCTGAACGCGATGCGAAGGGGAAGCCGACCCGACTCCTTCTGTCGCTTCAGGCCTGGGGTGCTAGCAGCAAGGCGGATGCTCGCTCCAAGGCTAAAAACATCTCTAGTCGCCTCAAGGCGAAGAAGTCTTGAAGCAACTTACTAATGATCTGGCCATTGATCTGGCTCGCGGCAGGGATGACATTGAGTTCTTTGCTCGTCGTTGGCTTGGCATTGAAGGGAATCCTGGGCAAGTAGCCTGGTGGAAGGCGTGCAGTGAGAGAGACGATACGGGTTACCGACCGAGGTATATTACGACCGTTGTCTCAGCTGGGAACCGTGCAGGAAAGACTCTTGCTATGGCTGTTGTGTGCCTCCATCACGCGCTATACAAACTAGGGCTAGCCAACCCAACACAAGGCGATCCAGACTCTCACCGACGATGGGCGGAGTCCCCATACGAGTGGTACCACGTAGGCATCCAGCAAGAGACCGCAGAACTGGTCTTCCGAGAGATTGAGACAATCCTCAGTTCCTCTCATCCAGCGCAGAGGGGTCGCGGATGTGCTATAATCCGAGAGCTGGGTAAGGTGATTGATACCCAGAAGAAGTATCGAGGCGAGTATGCCTGGGTAAAGTTCAATCCAGTCATTGGTGGGGCAAGCATCCATTTCCGCACCACACAGGATCGAGCCAAGGCTCTCCTCGGTAAAGATATGAACGGCATCTCATTTGACGAAGCGGCCTTTGAGCCGCACTTGCTGATGATTTACCAAGAGGTTCTCAACCTCCGACGACTCTCCACTGGTGGTCCACTCCACTTCATTGGCACACCGAGCGAAGGCATCAACGATTACGCGGAACTCTGGGAGAAGGGAAACCCAGAGAACCCAGGGAAGGATGAGAAGTTCATCTCGTTCCGACTCTCCACCCGCGACAACATTGGCTACGGACTGACGCAGAACAACTTTGATGACGTTGTTCGCCAGCAAGCCGAATATCTTATTCCACAGAACATTGACGGATACTTCATTGAAGCCCGTGATGCATTCTTTT